CTAAACGCTTCTGAATTTACTAAATCTAAGGGACTTCCCATTTACACTTTTTATATTAATAAATAGGTTAACTATTATTTTTTAATTGCCATATGATGAAGATACTGGAGCTCCAGTTTCTTTTTGTTTCGTTGTTAAGTTAACAATATATTGTTTAAAATCTGGCGTATTAACAAATGAATCCATCATTTGTTGAGTTATTGTTACATTAGGTGGTGCCTCAAATTTAACCGTAATTGTCCCCCCAACATCAACATTAGCGTTTGCAACCAATCCTGTTGTAGTTGTTGTAGTACTTTTACCACCATATTTTTCATCCGCAGTACTCACTCCACCATATCCATCAATTGATGGGTCATAAGCTCTTGCTTTTTCTTTACCTGTAATTTTGTCTGATGGTCTTGCACCTAATTTTTCATATCCACTTCTTAAGGCTCTTTCAAATGCTGATGAATCTTTTGAACCTTCATAAGCGTTTTGTACCATATCTTTCAAACCCTTTTTACTTTTTTCTTCGATACCTGAAAATTGAGTTTTCATTTTGTCAAAAAATGTTGAAAAATCTTCTTTTGTTCCTCCTGGTTTTTTAAGGTCTTTGAACAAATCAACCATTGAGGTGATTGCGGTTTCAGTTTCTTTTCTTACGGTAGATGGTTTTGCAAATCCTTTTGAAGCGGTTCCTGTTAAATTTCTAACACCTCTGTCAAATCCTGTTACAGTGTTCAAAATTTGACCAGCAGAAGCAACTCCACCAACTAATTTTTGTTTAATAGCCGCAACATCAGCGTTAACACTGGTACTTAAATCCAACTGAGCTTTGGCAAGTTCCTCCATTGTTTTAGGTCCATCTTTCTGTTCTTTGATTAACTTATCAAACTCTGTTTGTGAAATTTCAGAAAGTTTTCTAATTTGTTGGATTCCTTGGTCATCTTTAATTTTAACCTCGTATTCTCCACCCTCACCCATCTTAGCAATATTTGCCAAGTATTGCTTATCTTCCTCTTTAATATTTAATCCTGACTTACCAATCGCAGTTAATCTTTCTTCAAGTTCCGCAGCCGCTAACCCCATCTTACTTAATTCTTTTGCATCAACACCTGTTTGTTCACCAATTTGTCTTAATGTAAGAACTCCTTGTGGATTAATTTTGAATGTTTTTGTTTTTTCGTCGAAGTAAGTGAATTGTTTTGCAACATCAGCCAAACTATTTTGTAGACCTGATGGGTCATTAATTGATTGATTCATTAATTGGAATGGGTCTACTAAATTACCTGCAGATACTCCCAATCTTTGGAATGCAGATGCAACTTCAACTGCTTTGTCAGGGTCTAACACTTTATCCGCTAATTTGAATGTTTCGTTCATGTTGAACCTTAACATTGAGGCTTGTGCTGCCATTTTTGTTAATCCTTCAACACCTCCTTCAAATTGGAATCTATTCAACTGACTCATATTGTCGGTAACAGTTTTCATCACTTGGGATGTATTACCACCAATACTTCTAATATAATTTATAGATTTTTCTAATTGGTCTGGGATTTGTTCTAACCCTACCCCAACATCACTGAATTTATCAACTAAATCTTTGGCACTTGTACCTGTAACCCTTACCGCCGCATAAATTTTTTCAACATCTTCGCCAGTTGCTACAAGATTTCTTCTTGACGCAGCTGTGATTTCTTGCATTGTTTTTTGAACATCAGATAAATTTCCTCCAAGTCTTGTAACACCTGGTTGAGCATCAGCGACAGCAGTCATTAACTCGACCATTCTTTGTCTGGTCTGTCCAAACTGAGCATTCAGATTTCTGGCAACTTGGTCCATATCTCCAATTGCCGTAATAAAACTGTCAAGATTTATTTTAGCTGAATCTGATATTCGTTTAAAATAACCTTCGACCGACTCTTTATCTAAATCATCTGCTGCCATAATTTTACACTATTACATATAAATACAAAAAGGACTGATTTTTCAGTCCTTCTTATTATCTTCAAGCCATTTATCTAACAAATATTTTCTAACAAAAATTGGCATTGTTACGAAATCTTGATATGTTATCTTTAATAGGGTATTCAAATAAAAGAATTCATCTAATTGATTTTTCCTATAATCAGAAGAAAGGGCGAAAAAAGTCAACCCCAAAACCAACATTAACCGTTAGTCTTTCTCCTGATGGGGCTGTTACTTGTCTACTCATATCCAATCTTGGTTCATTCTCAATCATAAAGTTTCTCAATAATTTTGAATCAGAAATTGGCATTTGTTCAATAAACTTAGAAATTTCCATTCTGTCTGTTGTACCGTTGATTTCCACAATCTCTTTATTTAATCTCCAAGTCACTTTCGGAACCACTCTTCCTTGAGGATATGAGTCCGCCATTTTTTGAATTTCTAATATTTCACCATATGTTAGTGGTCTTACTTTTACGGTTGTTCCCGACTTTGGTAGACTAACAATAAAAGTACCATCTTCGCCTGGTTCTTGTCCTTTAACAATTGTTAATTGGTCAATCAAAACTGATGTCTTGAATGATTTGTTTGTTCCAGGGTCCATTAAAGTCATGTTAACCTCTGGACCAAATGCTGTGTTTCTTAAAAAAACTAATATTGCTTCAATGTCACCTTCAATTAAATCTTCAATTCTTACATCAGGTTCGTATATCTTTGCTCTTAATAAATTAAGAGTTAGGTCATCCCCTCCACCCATAAGAATATTCTCATCAGCGGCAGTTAGGTATCCAACCTTAATTGATTTCTTTTTATTTTTGTAAAAAATTCCACCTGATGGTAAAGGTACCACGTCGTGAGGTAGAGTAAAATTCTGTTGTGCGTTATCTCTTGTTTGATTATCCATAAAAAAAATTAACCGTAAAGTTTATGTCTTTACGGTTAAATATAGTTGACTTTAATTTTATATAAACACTATTAGTAAACTAACACACATCTATCCATTCTCAAAGCTGCTGTGATTGTTGCCAATGCATCTGTTTTGTAATCTAAGTTGTTGAAGTTAACATCAGTTAAGAATGTTCCATAAAGAATCCATTTCTCAACAACAACTCCTGTTGGGTCTAACATCTCAAGGTCAATGTCTTTTTTGTAACCTGCGGCGTATCCCATACGACCTGTAACAGATTCAGCGTGTAAACGAACCCACTCCATAAGTGCTTGAGCTGCTGATGGACCAATTGGGTCACGGAAAGTGACGTTGATTGGTTGCCAGTTAAATCTACCAGCAACATATGTTGATGTATTTAGGAATTGAATCTCTGTTGGTGCAATTGTGATATGCGGTCTTGAAGCAGTTTCTACGAACCACTCGTTGATACCCAAACTTGATGGAAACCTTACGATAAAACGGTTTTGACGTTTTGGTTCATACGGTATCGGCATTTTCATTAATAAGTCAGCCATGTTATTTTAATTTTGTTTCTTTGTTTATATGATATAAATATAGTCTTGTTAAAAATATTTCTCTTTACTTTGTTTTGGGAACGAATATTCTTATTTATATTCTTTCTTAGTTCCTCCAGCAGTAGAATAAGTTTTTACTATATTATCTGGTTTATCTTTAAAATGTTTTCTCATTACTTCTACGTTTCTTATATCATCATCTGAAAATCCTATAGATGGCTTAGCTGGTATAAATTTATTACCTATATCATTTTTTAAATAAGCTTTCTTATTTAATACTGCAGACATAGCTTTTATATAACTAACAAAATCATCCATCGCTCTCACCTTCGCTTCTTCAGGATTAGCAGCTCCTTTTTCGTCCCCAAAAGAAACGGGGTGGTATTTGTTAAGTTCCAAGTATGACTTAATTAATTCATCATCAGACATATCATCTTCATCGACAAAAGTTCTATACTTCTTTAAGTTCTTAACTAATTCATCTTTATCTATACCATTGAATCCACTTACAATATAATTGTATATAGCTTCTTTTAACGTATTAGGATTGTGACCTCTTGCTGTAATAATTGAAAAGATAGAACCATTATTTATGGCTTCTTTAAAATCATGAAATGCTGGTCCTGTTTTTGCTCTCATTGCATCAACTAAAAAGTCTTTGTCTCCCTCTGTTCTGAAGTTTCTAAAAGGGTCAG